TAAAGTTAGAGCTAGACAACTTGAAAAAGGAGAGAATTTTACATTACCTACTCTTAAACGCATATACTCGTATTTATCTAGGGCATCTGCTTATTACAAGCCAGGTGATAATGAAGCTTGTGGAACTATATCATATTTATTATGGGGTGGTAAATCAATGCTTACTTGGGTAACATCTAAATTAAAAGGTCTTGATGCTATTGAAGCATCTTCTACAATTATAGACGGTAGAGCTGCCTACTCAACACAAGAGGAAGCAGAACAAGCTGCTGAAGATATTGGATGTTCAGGTTATCATACACACGAGTACGAAGGTGATGTTTGGTATATGCCCTGTGAGGAACACAATTTAAAACTTCCTTGCACAGAAGGGTATGAGCAGATAGGTATGAAAGATAAAGACGGTAGGAAAGTACCTAATTGTGTTCCAATAAAATGAAAAACATTAAATAAATAAATATATAATTATGCCAGGATATTACCCAAATAGAGAAAAGAAGCCAAATAAATCAAGAAGAAAAAACGCTACAGTAAGCCATTCTTCACCAAAAGTTTCGTCAAGAGGTTGTTTATGCCCTGATGGCAAGACATATTCTAAAAAGTGTTGCGATGGAACTTTACAAGCTCAAGGAATTGGTAAAGTTTGAAATCCAAACAAAATAAATTTAATCAGTAATAACTATAAATAAGTATCTTATGAAAGCAAGTGAAATTGTAACAAAAATCAAAGATGTTCTTTTATCAACTAATTCAGAAGAAGTAAACACTCCTGATGTTGAATTAAAGGACGAAGCTTCTGTTAAAGAAGCTAAAGTAGAAACTTCTGAAGTAGAATTAAATACTACAGAAGAAGAATATCAAGAAGAAGCTGAACTTATGCCTGAAGAAGCACCAGTAATGGAATATGCTACTAAGGACGAAGTTGCAGAGCTTAAGTCTATGGTAGAAAAACTAAGAGGTATGATTGAAGCTAAAGAGGAAGCTAGAGAAGAAATTCCACAAGAATTATCTTCTGAAGAACCTGCTGAAGCTATATCTCATTCACCTGAGAACGAAGTAGGTGAAAAAATGGGTACAAGATATGCAGTTAATGCAAATCAAAATACTACTTACAATAGAGTGTTAAACGCAATATCTAATAATTAATCTTTAAATAATTTAAAATGTCACAAACAATAACAACTTCAAATAGCGTATTGAGAGCAAGGTCAAAACAAGAAACTTTGACGACTACTCAAGATATAAGTGCTAATCAAGCTGGTTCTGAGTTTAACATTGCAACTGATGCAAAAGTTATGACTTTACCTGCTATTGACGCAAACAATATCGGAATGGAATTAACATTTCGTAATACAGGAGCTGATGGTAATAACACTATCACATTATCACCTGCTGCTGCTGATGGTATTAATGGTACTATTGCAAACGCTGCTGCTGATTCTGTAGCAAGTGGAACTGCAAACAAAGATTTAGTAAACACAAAAGCAACTGCTAACAAGGGAGATTGGTGTACAATCAAAGCTGTAGCTGCAGGAGCTTGGTACATTACTGGTGGTGTAGGAATCTGGGCATCAGAAGCGTAATTAATAATTAATAATATAAATATTTAAAAAATGGCAACAACTAATAATTTAACAACTACTTACGCTGGTGAATTTGCTGGGAAATATGTATCTGCAGCTCTATTATCAGGTAAAACTTTAGCAGAAGGTAATATAACAATTAAACCTAATGTAAAGTATAAAGAAGTAATGAAAAAAGTATCAACTGATGACATCGTAAAAGATGCTTCTTGTGACTTTGACGCAACTTCAACATTAACTCTAACAGAGAGAATATTAACTCCAGAAGAGTTTCAAGTTAACTTACAATTATGTAAGAAAGACTTTAGAAGTGACTGGGATGCGATTTCTATGGGCTATTCGGCTTTTGATAATCTACCTCCATCTTTCTCTGACTTCTTAATCGCACACGTTGCAGATAAAGTAGCTCAAAGAATGGAAAACAACATCTGGTCAGGAACTAACGCTAACGCTGGACAATTCGATGGGTTCACTACAACTTTAACTGCTGATGGTGACGTTGTAGACGTAGCTGCAGGAGCTGTTACTTCAGCAAATGTAATAACAGAGCTTGGTAAAATTGCTGACGCTGTTCCTTCTGCTGTATATGGGTCTGAAGACTTATTCATCTATGTATCAAATAACATCTACAGAGCTTATGTAAGAGCTTTAGGTGGTTTTGCTACTAACGTAGGTGCTGCAGGTACAGATGCTAAAGGTACACAATGGTTCAACGGTGGAGCTTTAACATTTGACGGTATTAATATCGTAATGGCTTCAGGTTTAGCTAACAATACAGCAGTAGCTGCTGAGAAATCAAACTTATTCTTCGGTACAGGTTTAATGTCTGACCAAAATGAAGTAAAAGTAATTGATATGGCTGACATTGATGGAAGTCAAAACGTAAGAGTGGTAATGAGATTCACAGCAGGTATACAACACGCTATTGGTTCTGATATTGTTCTTTACTCTTAATAACTAAAATTGTATAACATAAAAAG